CCCGCCTGACCGCGCCTGCCGTGCTAAACCTGACCGCGCCATGCCGAACCGGGCCGCGCCGTGACGAGCCTGTCCTAGCCTGCGCTGCCGAACCCAACCAGACCTTGCCTAAACACGCCGAACCGTGCCTAGCCTGCCGCGCTATCCGTGCCTTAACATGCCGAACCGGGCCTGTCCTTGCTTGACCCAGACTGCCGTGTCTAACCTATTAGATATCCATCCTTACCGTATCGGTCGTGGATATCATTGAAATCTTCTTCTGCGATGGTTCTATCTACACCTTTGCCAAACCAAGTTGCAGCCTTGCTGGCCTGTTCCATTCGCTTAACAAGATTAGACCTAGCCACAATGATCTCTTTGAGTTGTTCGATCACAGGATCGTAAACACCTTGAGAAATAAAGTGCTTTAACGTTTCAACGCTAGGCAACTTCCGCTTCGGCGGGGGCTTAGGAGGGTTGAGTTCTTCCCACTTGTCCAAAGCCGCGTGCGCTCCAGCCTTCGCTGCGGTCGCTTGGGCTTGAGTTTGATAATAACCCAAGTGAATGTCTTTATTCTTATGTCGGATTTTAGCCCGAACAGCGTTTCTACTCACTAATACTCCTCTCTTCAACCCGCCATGATATCAGATGCTTCTGCTCTTAGCAATGGTTTCTCAAAGACTAGCAATGACTCATGAGGTATTCGTTGATTGAAGTTCTCTCCATGTGTTAAACCCGTAACAGGAATAATGATCGTATCGACCTGCTTGAATCCGACACGGACACAGGTATCGCTATGCCATTTTGTTACATGTTGAATTACTCCACCCCGAACGTGGTCTTTGATGTTGATGATCAAAATTCCACCGGGTTTTAGGACACGCTTTGCTTCCGACCATGCTTCTGTGTGGAAATGTTGGTAGTCCTCGCCCCATTGCATGACAGCAGAACTTCCATCTGTGAGAGGTCTGCCCAAATAATGCCTGTAGGTGTGTCGTTTGCTGTCGTCTTTAGCGTCGTGGTGGTCGGCCATCCTGTTACCGAAGCAGGGCGAGGTTATGACTGCGTCGAAACACCCATTTGGGAATTTGGTGTTGAGGGCGCTTCCTACGTCTGTTAGTTGATGCTGGTTTGCCCATTCTGGTTCAAGTTCGATGCCCCGTGTGGTGAATGGCAGTTCGTGGATTGTGCCTATACCGGCGAAAGGATCCAAAATTGAAACGTCATTACCGGGTCCATAGAGGTCTTCAAGGATTTCGGTGATTGCGTTCAGATGTCTAGGGGTGAACTTCGCTGGATGGGGAGCGGGCAGCGGATAATCGGCGTCGGTATCTACTGCGTTGGGATCGTAACTCATGACTGGTTCCGGTATTTCTTCTTTAGTTTCATCCGGCGGGCGACTGGCTGACCCTCATGGGGAACCATCTGGCTCGTTCCGGCTTTACCGTCCTTCAAGCCCGGTGCGTCTTTCTTGAAAACGGTGAGGATTCCAAAGGAAGTCCGATACACGATCTTCGTGTCGTCCTCTTCAAGTATCTTATTAGCCATGTGCGGTTCCTCCCCAGCACGCTTTTGACGGGTTCCAGTGGGAATCCCCGCTCCTATAGAACAGCCATGCTGCTACGGCAACATTTGGCTCAGTATCGAATATGTCATAGCCGCGCCATCCGGCAGCGGTGCTTCTGTCCAACCAGAATTTGCTTAGATGTTGGAACCATCCTACGGCCAGAGCCGACGAGACAGAGTTTGAATAGGAGTCTGAGGGTAGCCCACTGGATTCACAAAAGGCAACCTTGAGTGCCCATTCCCTGTCTTCTGGTAGGAAATAGATGTCAACCAACTCTTGCAACGTGGGAGGTTCTTCCCAGTTCATCCAGTTGTGCTGCCAATCTATTTCTGGATCGTGGGTTTCTACCCACCAGTTGCTCCGGTTGTAGAAGTATCTCTGGGCCGCTTCTGTGGAACCGAACCATTCCATGTGGATTTTGCGGGTATCGGGTCCATAGATGCCGTCTACATATCGCATCCCCAGTAGGCGCTGCAATTCTGCGATGTGGGAACCCTTCTCGTAGAAGCCGTATTGGTTGTCGATGAGGAAGGGGATCGAATCAAAAGAACCGCCGGGAGGATAGGACTCATACCAAATGTCGCTTGCTGAACCAGCGGGAGGCAATGAGGCTTCATACGTTTTGTTCGGGTTGGCGAAATTGGTGTTGTTCGGGTTGGCGAAATTGGTGGAGTGGCGTGGTTCGACCGCTTTGTGAACAATCGTCGTAGTAGTCGTACTGGTCGTAGTCGTCGTCGTGGTAGTCGTACTGGTCGTCGTCGTACTTATGGCAAATAGTAGTTCTGGATTAACGTTTGTTGTCGCTGCACGCGCCATGGGATGATCAGACGGTGATGCATTGTTGATGTGGGCCTGAGAAACCAAAGCAGCACAAATGAAAGCGATCCCGATTTTGAGTATTCTGGGTAGCGGCATTCCAAATCCCTCCTCTGACAGTTGCAGTCGCTGTTAGTAATGTTGCACGACCGGCACCGATGTCGTACAGTGTAACATCTAAAGGGGTCAGTCCGCAAGAATTTCATAACAGTTATTACAAAGGGTTTCAAAACATGTCAGAAACAACCTTTTCAATTCCAGAAGATTTAGTTCAAGCCATTGAGATCTCTTCGTTTGAACGCCAGTTGCCCAAACAGGGAGATTCCTGTGTCCATCGTTACCTGATGACACCTGATGACAAGGAACTTCAGCAAAAGGTAGAAGACTGGATTGAGATTCAAAAGGGCTTGTGGCCTAAAGTGGATGAAGTAATCATCAAGTTGCATGAAACCGTTGACATCCACTCCGAAGAGTTTCCATGGATTTATACCGACTGGTGGATGTCACTCTGTATGCCTTGGTCCTCTAACCTTGAAGTAGCAATCCAATCTGCCCACCAATGGTGCGATGCCCAGTCCGCGTAATGCCCCTCGTCGGGAAATGGTCAGTGTTACCAAATTGGGCAAATATGGTCATGTCCAATGGGTTCATCAGTTGGTGTGCGGGCATAGCGTGGTTAGAAAACGCAAGTCTCCGACTGGTGTCCTTGGATGCATCAAATGCATCGACGCTGAAAGGTTTGAAGATATGAGTCAGTCTCTTGCCATCCCTGTGGAGAGTCCTTACGACGACGATCTGTCCGGCGCTGAGTTGGAAGCGTCAAAGATGAGAGCGCTTCTGGCTGGTCGGTTCAAGGTTCCTCCCGAGCAGGTTGATGTAGTGATCCGACCTGATCAGTGGGGACGAATGGTCGTAGATTCCGCAACGATCTCTTTAACGAGAAGGCAGATACGAGACACCACCCCATAGGCGGGAGTGTAGCCAAGCGGTAAGGCAGCGGACTTTTAATCCGAAGAGCGCGGGTTCGATCCCCGCCACTCCCACCCCATTTGCGGAACCTGAATCCATGATCTATGATGGACGGACAGGACGGAAGGAAGGGTACCCATGTCCGAACCATCGCCAGAAGAAGTCTTTGAGGTATTCCAAGAATGGGTGCTTCTCTGCCGAACCTCTCCCAAAGGACGTAAACCGGTTCTTGGGGAAAAGCGTCGCAGGAAAATCAAGCAGGCTATCAGAATGTATGGCATTCAAGACTGCAAGGACGCTATCCGTGGATGCACCAACTCTCCATGGCATATGGGGCATAACCCGCAGGGAAAAAAGTACGACGATATCGAATTGATCTTAAGAGACGAGCAGCACATTGAAATGTTTTTGGAACTTTGCGACAAGGCGGAAGATGGCTTTGAAGTCTTAGAAGCCTTCGCCAACGGTGAAGACACAATGTTCTAATCTGACAGTGGAAAAGTCAGATCTCGTCCCTATCTTAAAAAAGGTGTGCATCAACTGGGATGCTGCCACGGGCGGTCCTCCGTTCAAGGAACGGTGTTCATTATGGTGGAAGTTCCTTGAAGACTTGTCAGCCGATTCAGTGAATGAAGCAGTTGACCAAATAATAGTTTTGGATCAGCAGCGCCTGCCGCGGGTGGGACAGGTCAGGCGATTGGCTATTGACCTTGCGTTGGGAGATGAAATCCCGGCTGCGCCTCAGGCTTGGTCACAGTTTCGTGCTGCCATAGATGCGGCTGAATCTGGAACCAGTTTCAACAAGCCCCACGATTTGGTGGGAGAAACTATGCGTTCATTTCCCAAGAATGGTGCAGGTCTAAGAACGAATTCTGATAGAGAACTATTTCTAAAGGCTTATGAAGCGATAGTTCTAAAGGCAGAAAGAAGCAGGTATCTAGGTGGCTGATAGAACACCTGAAATAGATCTCGTTCTTTCTCGTTTGAACAAGGTAACAAGTTCTGGAACCGGCTGGAACGCTGCTTGTCCCTGCCGGGGAGATGATCAAAATCCTTCCCTTACTGTTGGGTTGGGCCGTGAAGGACAGGTTCTGCTCAATTGCCATCGTGGCGACGGCTGTGATTTTGGTCAAATTTGTGAATCCATGGGACTCAAGCCAAACGAGTTGTTTCCGGATTCAGGGGAAAAGAAGTCTAAAGGTAAAATGAAACTAGAAGATACCTACGTCTACAAGAACGCTGCCGGAGATCCGGTGATGCAAGTGCTTCGTTTCCGTGAAGACGATGGCGGGAAAACTTTCCGTCAGCAACGTTACGAAAATGGTGAATGGGTTTGGGGGACTCAGGGAATAGAAAAACCCCTGTACCGATTGCCTGAGATTATTGAGCAGATCAAAAACGATAGGATCGTTTACGTCGTAGAGGGTGAAAAGGATGTTGCCACTCTGGAGCGACTAGGGAAGGTTGCTACCTGTAATCCCGGTGGGGCAGGAGCCGAAGGTCAAGAGAAGTGGTTGCCAAACCATACAAAGGCGTTGGCTGGAGCAAAGGTTGTCATTATTGCCGATAATGACAGACCCGGCGAGATTCACGCAAGCAATGTTGCCGCTCAACTTCGTAAAGCCGGATCGAAGGTAAAGGTATTTAAGCCCACCCGAGGTAAGGATATTTCGGATCACATCGGATCCGGTTTGGAACTTTCAGATCTTGAGATTGTGGCAGGTGAGATCCGTGACGAGTTCACGAACTTTGTCGAATCGCTCATGGATCTAGACCACAGTCTCCCACTGGCTCAACGGGTCAACAAGGCTCAACGATTACTGGACGGTTTCAATGTCGATAACTCCTTGGAGGAACCGGGGCGACTGGTTGATTGGGCAACCCTGCTGCAAGAGGAAGCCAGTGACCAATATGAATGGTTGATCCCTCACCTGTTGGAACGTCAAGAACGGGTCATCGTTGTTGCAGCGGAGGGAGTTGGGAAAACCTTCCTAGCAAGACAAGTTGCGTTAATGGCGGCAGCAGGGATTCATCCATTCAAACGAGACAAGATGCCTCCGATAAAGACCTTGTTTATCGACTTGGAAAACCCTGAACGAATCATTCGCAGGACAGCCCGTCGCATCTACCATCGGATCGACATGGTAGGGAAGGCGAAAGAGATGGAAGCCAATCTCGTCGTAAAACCCGACGGACTGGATCTGCTCAAGGTTGAGGACCGCAACAAACTTATTGGTTGGATTGATGAGACTCAACCAGACCTACTGGTTTTGGGTCCGCTGTACAAAGCGTTCTTGGATCCGGGTGGACGTACCTCTGAATCGGTAACTACAGAAGTGGCAAAGTTTTTTGATTACATCCGATATGAATATGATTGCGCTCTCTGGTTGGAACATCATGCCCCATTGGGGTCAGGTACCAGCAGGGATTTGAGGCCGTTTGGTTCAGCCGTTTGGAGTCGATGGTCTGAGTTCGGTATTGCTATCAGCCCTGACCCGACAGATCCCAACACAATGGAAGTCAATCATTACCGTGGAATGAGAGATCAGCGGGAATGGCCGGTTCGGATGCGTCGTGGCAACGACGATGAGTGGCCGTTTATTGTTCTTGAATTCACCACTATGTGAGGGGTCGCTATGGAAAATGTTAGCGGTATTGACGATTGGATGAAGGGTGCGGCGTGTCGGGATCAGGACACTGCCGACTTTTTCATCCTTCGTGGTGACCCGCAGCAGCGGGTAAAAAGAATTCGGGCGTATGCAATTTGTAGAGGTTGTCCGGTGAAGCGAGACTGCCTTGACTACGCCATCGTCAACCACGAACTAGGCATATGGGGTGGGACGACCGACAGAGAGCGGAGGATTATCCGCAGAAATTGGACACCACTCAGCGAGAAACGGGCGAAGGTGAAGGGGTACTCGCAGTTCGCATAGCAAATATTCTGCCTTGTCGCCACAGGTAATGTCTGCCGCATTCGCAGACAATCCGGAATGTCCACATCCCGGTTGTAGCGCCGCTTTCGGCTTCTTCGCTTAAATCGTTAGAACATTTGGGACAGTGAATCATGATTAACCTCCCACAACCAAGGTACCACTACTACTAATAGTAGGTTGTAAGTCCACTAAAATAGTTCCGGGCCGACCAAATCCTTGAGATAACGATTCATTTGGTAATGATAAACGTTCCACTGGTCTTTGTGTGACCTGAACTGATTGTTGTTTGATGGACGAGGATCCACTTCACCCTTTTTCAAAGGGGTGGCACGGTCGTAGAAGTCCTTCTTCGATAACCATCCTATGAACCAGCCGACGTTCCCCGGCACCTTCACTCCGTCAACCATTGCTTCTTCGTGGTAGCCGATACGCATAAAGGCGAAAGCATCTACGTCTTGGTTGTCTTCACGACCCATGGCAACGCTGCCCTCCCAAAGTTTGTCGGGCATGGTTTTGGCCCATTTGGTTTTTACGTCGATCTTGATCTGGTTGACATCTAGATCGTAATGGGGGTTGGGCTTGTGTTCGATCTCTAACGGGAACTGGTACTGGTGTGTTGTCAGAACTTCCTTGAAGGCGAGTTCTCCAAGACAACCCAAGAGGTCGCCCCCACCTTCCAGAATAGAACCACGACGACCTGTCCCGTCGCCCATGGCGTCAGCCATCTGTTGGGCCTCCGCTTTCATCTCTTCGGTCAGAACGACCTTGTTTGGAGGTAACCACATAATTTTACCAATCGTGAATTGTTTTAAGAATAATTGGGGTTCCCTCGCCCAACCACGCGTTGAACGTGTTGTGACTTAGGAAGTCCCAAGCATCCTCAAAGTCCCAGCCCTCTGTCCAGACGAGATGTTCTACCATCTTTTGTTCGTCATAGACGAGGACTGGGTCTTTTGAGTATTGGCAACCGATGCCGATAATGGCTTCGTCAAAAGTTGGATCAACAAAACGCAATGCTTTGGGATTCGATTCTTGGAGTTCATCTAGCATGAAATCCAGTTGCGTTTGTTTTGGTTCCTCTTGATCCATAGGGATAACCCTGAACTTTGGCCTTGGCATCGGAGACGATTCTAAACAGTCTGTAGAATCAAATCTGTTGCTTTGGCCTTCATCAGATGGGACTTGTTCCCAATCGTCATCGCAGCCATTGCGTTGCGCTTCGGGTCATCGAACCAATGATGGTCGTAGTATTCCCCAACTGCGTTCAACAGGCTCCAACCGTTGTAGCCATAACCACCTGCGTTCTTCGCATTCCCGTACAGGGAACGAACCATCGAAATGGTTTCGTCGCGGTTGACCTTCTTACGGTCGGTATCTGCATCCCTCTCAGGCCACAGACCATTCAGAACGCTGTCAATCTTGTTGCTGGAAGCAGGCATAGGAGCCGCAAGCAGCCTCTCCGCTTTGGCGCTGAATTCACTCGCCCAATCCCGTGAGATCTGGAGAACCTCGTTGGCCTCTTCCAAAGCCCTGTTGTAATTGGCCGTATGACGAGCAGTCACTACGGATCGTGCAGACTTCAATCCCATGCGAACCGTGTTTGCACAGACGGCCCGAATGTCGGTATTCGCATAGGTGATCGGCGTGGTGCCATCGTGGCTTGTATGAACGACAAGGAACCGCTGGATCCTGTCGGCTACGCCCATGGGATCCAGAACGAGGGTTCCCAAGTCAATGGTCGCGAAGAACTCACGACCGTCCTTGAGGACGCCTGCTGTATCCATAATGGCATCGCCTGCGGAGGCTCCGACAACATTCAAAGCCTTCTCCAAGACCGTGGAGTTCTGTACGATCCGGTATCGGTCTTTCACAACCTCAAACGGAACGACGCCACCGTCATCGTTCAGACGGGCCGTGATGTGCCTGTCTTCCATTTCCATCAAGATCCCATTGGGGGTGATGTACTTTACGGGCAGGAGGGTAACCTCATAGTCGGCCTTCGCTGCCTCTAGGATGGCTGGTGCCGTCTGGTATCCCGACAGGGCTACGCCCAGCCGGTGCCATGGCGCACCACCTTCTTTACGATAGGCGAAACTGGCTTCGCCGCTTCCTGATACTTCTAATTCGTGACTCATATTTTCTACCTCCTCAAAGGTCGTTGAGATAATACTATCCCATCCGGAGTCATTTGTCAAGCATTTAGATTTGTAGTAGGTTGGAATCAACATGACCACCGAAAAGGCGATTCGCCTCAACGATGACCAAATAGTTCTGAACAGCCCCTATGAGGCCAATGAAGTGGCTGCTATCAAGGGGGTTCCGGGCGCTAAGTGGGATCGACTGGGCCAAGTGTGGAGAATCCCAGTTTCCAGTTTGAAGCCCTTGAAGATCTTTGCCGTTCAGTTCGATTATTGGCTTGATCCTGATCTGCGCGTGTTGGATCTGCCTGACCCTCCTTATGAGATGCAGGGAATAGAACTGGTTGACGAAAGTCTGATCATCAGGTTTGCCTATGATTCCGTGAAGGTCGCTGCTGTTCGTCAAATCGCAGGTTCGTGGTGGAACACGAAGAAGAAGGTTTGGGAGGCTCCAAGATCCAGTCTTTCCCAAGCACTTCAGTTCGCACGAAACTTCCGGATGAATGTTCCCGAAGAACTTGAGTCGATGGAACTCAAGGTTATTGAGGAGCAAGCACAGAAGATTGCTGCTTCCCGTTCACTGAACGCTGAGATTGAAGTTCCAGACCTTGTTGGTGAATTGCTCCCCTACCAGAAGGCCGGAGTTCAATACCTCGTAGATCATAAGAAACTGTTCCTAGCAGACGAAATGGGAACCGGAAAATCAGTCATGTCGTTGGCTGCGGTCCAATGCGAAAATGCGTACCCCTCTCTCATCGTATGTCCACCCAACTTGGCGTTGAATTGGGCCACGGAAATCGACAAGTTCTTTCCAAGTCGAACATGGCGACGGGTGATCAACCGAAGCGAGTTTCCAGAGGAAGAAGCAGACTTCACTATCATTGGGTATTCCAACATCGACTATCACCCCGAAGCGTTGAAGGGATACCAGTCCTACATATTTGACGAAAGCCACTATCTCAAAAATCCCAAAGCGAAGAGAACAAAGTGTGCCCAGAAACTCGCAAAAACAGTACCGAATACAGGGTTGGTTTTTTGCCTTACTGGAACGCCTATTACATCTCGTCCGGCTGAGTACGGACCCCAACTGGAAATCATCGGAAGACTTAAGGAATTCGGAGGACTCTGGGCCTTCTACAAGAGGTACTGCGGAGCCTTCCAAGACCGGTTCAAGCAATGGCACATCGACGGAGCCACCAACCTAGATGAACTCAACGAACGCCTCAGGGGATCGTGCTATATAAGAAGGACTAAAGATCAAGTCCTCAAGGATCTTCCACCCATCCGGCATTCTGAATGGATGATCGAACCTGATCCCAAATACGCAAAGGAATACAAACAGGCAGAAGAGGACATCGTTCAGTTCCTTGCTGACCGGGCTGCTGAGTTGGCTGCCGAACTAGGTCAGGATCCAAGGAGCGCTGCGGTGCGGGCCAGATTCAAAGCAGAAGCACACGAACATTTGGTCAGGCTTTCCGTTCTAAAGAAAATCGCAGCCAAGTCAAAACTCAAAGCAGTGGACGAATGGGTTCAGATCCGCATCAACGAAGGACGCAAGGTGGTGTTGGCTGCCCATCATCGTGAAATCGTTGATGCCTTAGCGGATGAATATGGCGGGTTGAAAATCCAAGGCGGGATGAAAGTAGACGATGTAGAGAAGGCCAAGAGCGCATTCATGGAGCAATCGGCGGAAGATGCTCCTGTGATTGTGCTGTCCATTCAGGCTTCCAAGGCTGGACACACTCTGACGGCTGCACAGGACATGCTTTTTATTGAGCATCCTTGGACACCCGCAGATGTGGATCAGGTGTCTGCGCGAATACACCGCATAGGAACCAAGGGAAGCGTACAGATAACTCATGCTTTGGCGGCTGGAACTATTGATGAATCGGTCTATAGCCTCATCAACCACAAGCGTTCCGTAGTGGATGCGGCCACTGAAGGTACGGCAGAAGGGTCGGAAGGCGTAACTGCCGCAAGTCTGATGGAAGACTTTCTTTCTGAGG